AAGCACCCGGAGCGTGGACCCCTGCCCTACACCGATGCCGATCTGCCCGTTGGCCGTCATCGTCACATCGGCGGAGTTGGCCGCGTTCCGCATGTTGCGCCACGTCGTGCCGTCCTGACCGAGGTACTGAAGCGTCGCGGTCGCGCCGTTCCATGCCGTCGCCTCGCACGCCCAGATGTAGTCGCCACCACGTACTGCCGTGGCGTTCGTCAGGGTGCCGTTGACGGCGAGAGGGTACGCCCTGCGCCCCGCCGGGTCGAGGTAGTCACCATTCGTGTCCACGACCACGACGGGATTAGCAGCTCGCTGGGACTGGGGCGTCGTACCAACGAGAGGAAGCTGGAAATTGGGCATGGTGGCTCCAAAGAAAAAGACCCGCATGAGCGAGCCTGAAAGGTGTCGTTTAGGCCGTGTGCTGCCGGTCTGGCGCGGTAAGCGCTATCGAGAGGACTGACCGTCAACTCCCGCTGCTCGATCATCTCCCTCTTTCAGCAGTACGGGTCCGTTCTGGACCACAAGCTGAAGGGCGACCATGATCTGGAAGACCTCGCTGAACGGCCGCGTCCCGAGATACCCGAGGACGGCGTTAAGATCCTGTTCGGAGATGCTATAGCTGGGCATTTGGTTATCCTGCCGTGCTGGAGAGAACACGCCAGCCGGAGCCGTTGTGGTAGACGAGGTTTCCGGTGCCGGCTTCATAGTAAAGTCGCCCGCCTGCCACGGGCACGACGCTTCGGCTCACTGCCGCAAGAGACAAACTGTTGGAAACGGCCGCTTCGTTGATGCGCAGAGTACCGTTCAGCGAGAGCGCCCCGTTCTGGTTCATAACGGCAACCTCGGCGCCCGCCTCGTTGCGGAAAGCGAGGAAACCCTGGGTGTTGACAGCCAAGGTCATCCGGTTGGCCGCCGTCCCGTGAGCCAGAGTGATCTCGCCCTGCCCGGTGACGACGAACAGTTCCTTCTGCCCGTTGTTCGCCGAGATGAACTGCGACCACGCTCCATTGCTGGCCGTGTCGCTGGAAAGACGGATAGCCTGCGTCGCAAGGCCGTTCATGGCCGTAAGCTGCAAGCCGACTGCAAGGGGATCGCCGGCAACCGACGTGTCGATGCAGCCGACCTGGTAGCCGATCTGAACCCGCATGGAGTTGTCCGCGCGGAAAATGCGCGTCACCCCTTCGATGCCGCCGATGAAGCCTACACCCTCGAAGCTGCGAACGTCGATCAGGGCTCCGCAGGCGTCTTGCGTTACGCGATCACGTGGGCTGTCCTGCCCGACCACGATATACAAACCGTCGATTTCTCCACGCTTGGCCGTGCCCTTCCCGAAGCCTTCTTTGAAAGTCGAGATCGAGAAGCCCAGCGTAGCTCGTTGGGGGCCGTTGCGCGTCCCCCCTTCAGCTAGGGTCCGAACATGGTAACTAGAGATCACCTTGTCCGTGGCGTCATCGTTGTAGCGGGAGCGGACGGATAGAACCTTCTTGGCGCGACCGTCGAAGTCTCCGGGGTTGCGGGCGAAAAGTTCAGTCCCGCGTTCGGTGGTGGCGTCCTTCCCGATGGTCTGCAACATGGCGTCTTTGCCGAGCCGGGTGGCGAAGTCGAGAAGTTCCGTCTTGAGATCAGCCATTTTGCGCAGCCTCGTAGGTGGCGACCATGTTCACATCGGAGGGCAACTCGCTGTCAGAGCCGGGTGCGCCCTCAGGCCCGGCAGGAATGCCGAGGTCGATCTTGTAGACGCCCATATCGTTGCTGATGCTGATGGTCGGGTCAGAACCTGTCGGCAGAGGTGTTGCCGCGCCCGCCATGATAACCGGGCCGGGGCCCATGATGGTGCTGAGCGGCAGGAGATCCTGCCACTGCGCGCCGCTGAGCTTCGGACGATGCTGGATATATGTCGAGGTGGTGCGGAACTCGGTTTCCGGCCCCGGCTCACCCTGCAATGAAGAGATCGGGGCGACATTCTCCCAAGGCGCGTTGTCGCCGATCCGCTTCTGCAACCAAAGACCATCAGGGCTAATTCGGAGGTCGGCATTCCTGCCATCCACCGGCAAGAGCGCGGGCAGAACCCGAAGGCGGACGAGGGGCGTGGTGAGGCTCAACGAACGTCTCCGTCGATCAGGGCAAGCGTGCCGATGAAAAGCTGCGTGGGGCCGCTTGGCGTGGTGAGGATGCAGCCAACACGATAGGTCGTGTCGCGGCGAAGCTGACGCATCTGGTCAGGGGTGAACCGCCATTGGATCACATCGGGGCGCGGCATCTCGATCGTGCCGGTGGCCGTCGAAGCGATCAGTTCGCGGTCGGAGAAATGCCCGGCGACTTCGAGGTCAACCCGAAGCCCGGTCAGGTCCATCGGGCGATCGGTGTTCGCGTCCGTGATGGAAATCGCTTGCGACCACCCGGCGGAGGACGTGGCGACGAACTGGATATCGTACATGCCGGCCTCAGAGCTTGATGAACGCGCCGATAAAGGCGGTCGGCTGCATGTTCGGGTGAGCATTTCCGGCCCCGTCAACAGCGATGCCGTGGGTGTGAGCGTCCGCTGTGCTGGTGCCATTCGGGATCTGGTTCGGGACGCTTTCCACGATGAAACCCGACTGCGCCGGCTGAACCGTCACGCCATCGCCGCGAAAGTAGGTGTGGGAGTGACCGCCATCGGCGCCGGTGTTGCCGCCATGGTTGTGGGCTGGCATCTGTGCCGTCGAAAGAATGACTTGCGCCGCGCCGGTGGTGGCGCCCGGCGCGGAAGCCGGAACCTGCGCATCCATGATTGCGGTCGGGATGATGCCCGTAAAGCCCGCTCCGAAGTCATCGACGCACGAGAATGTCCGCCCCCTGAGGTCCGGCAGGCTGATCGTCTTGTTCGCCGAAAAGTCGCCCGAGGCCGTCGTGCCGCGACCGCCGGACACGATGAGGCCCTGATAAGGCCAGAGGAACGCAAACAGGGCCGCCGTGTCGGCGTTGGCGCGCTCCGTCGCCCCCGAGGCCGCGCTACCGATCGTCCGGGAGTTGGCGCGCACGAACCCGTCACGGACATCGGCGCCATAACGCAGGATGATGTCGCCGGTTCGCACCGCCGTGTCGGGCGTGGGTGTCGTGCCACCGGAGCTCGCCCCCGGCGTCGTGATGCCGTCCACGTCGCTGAGCGTCGAACCGTCCGCCGTTTCCAAGCGCACGCGGTAGTCGCCGGGCTGGAGGAACACGGCCGGGAAGATGCCGCCCGCGTTCGCGATTACGGGGTGGCCGTGAGGCTGCCCCAGACCCGCCTCGCGATAGGTAGTGCGTGGCGTGGTGGTGCCAGCATCGTAGAAGTAGGCGCGCAGGCCTGCATAGGGTGCGCCGGTCGGGTCGATGAAGGGGGCCGGTGCGGCTTGCCAGATCGCGGACATGGACCATCCAAAGAAAAAGGCACCTCGGAGGGTGCCTGTCGGATTGCGGGTTGTGTTAGGATTGGCGTATGCGCGCCATTCTTCTGCTCACGGGCCTGTTGGCCCTATCTGGATGCTCGCCCGGCGCTCTCGCCGAAGCGGATGCTTCTTGTGATGCCGAGGCGGTTGCCCACGGCCTTCAAGGCATCGAAACCGCTCGGCACAAGAACCTCTGCATGAGGTCCCGTGGCTTCGATCGAAACACCTCCTGCCGGCAATTGACGCTAGATCAGTCTGGCAAAGCCGGGTGCTTCTCGCCGTCTTGGCAGTTCTGGGTTGAGAAAGAGACGCTTCTTTGAGGCCGCGTCCATCTCTGTTCGATCAGGTTCTAACGGCCATCCTCACCCTTGCAGCCCTGGTGGCGCTGGGCTCCGTTCTGAGATGGACGCACCACTCCTTCGGCCTTTTGGCCTTGATCGGAGCCGGTGCTATCTCCTTTGCCCTGACACTTCTGGCAGCTTCCCGCCTTGAAGCCCGAGAACGCTCAGGCCCATCCCGGTACGATCGCGAAGCTGCTGCGATTGCCGCGCTATTGCAGGCTGCTGAGCGGCTGCCTCCTGTAGCGCAGACAGAAGCGTGCCCTGCCCCGCGCTCGCCGGCTGGGTCAAGAGATCGGCCAAGGTTGCCCATGTCCGGTCCTGCCGCAAAAGCTGATCGGCGGGACTGATGCCGAACATGCCTTGTGCAAACCCCTGAAGCGCTGCGACAGGCCGGACACCGGCCGCGCTCTCAATGATGTTCGGTGCCGTCGCTTGTTCCACGGCACGCTCGGCTGCTTGTCTTCCGAACGTCCGCGAGTTTGTCGCTACCGAAGCGCGGAGGTCGAAGGACCGCGCGGCCTCGTCGAGCCTGCGAAACACCGCGTCGGCCTCGCCATTCGGCAAGATCATCGCGATTTTCTCGCGAGCGGCATCGCTGGATAGGTCCTTGATTGCCTGGATACCCTGCCGAGCGTCCACATTGGCGTCCGTCACCGTGCGCTTCACATTGGCGAGCGCGTCGGCGATAGAAGCGCGGACCCCTCCACGAACGCTACGCAGCTCCGCATCCGAGAGGCCCGTAACGAATGCCTCCACCTCGTCTCGCGGGGTCGTGGAGCGAAGCATGGTCTGCCCGAACTCCAACGCTTGCGCGCGAGCGATCGGCTCTGCTGCGGTATCAAGCGCAACGCCATACTCCGGCACTAGCGATCGGGTTGCCCCTCGGATCTGGCGGGACAGATTGCCGTAGGCCCGCCCTTCTGCCGTGTTGCCGCCAAGCGCGCCAGCGCCATCACCAGCGCGCGACACGTCGTTGAGCGCCCGAGTGATGTAATCGATCTGACGAACGTCCGGCATCCGCGTGAATGTCACCGTTCCGTCGTCCGCGATGTTCGCGAGGATCTGCTGGCTCTCCGCACCCTCCAACCGCATCAGGTTGTTGGCTTTTGCGACAGCCGATTGGGGCACCCGCTGCAATAACTCTTCAAGGCCACGAGCCTGCGGTGCAGCGTAGTCGATTGGCGTACCGTAGGCTGCATTGTAGGCTTGGCTGCGCGCCGGCTGCGTCGCGTTGCGGATATCCGTGATCGAGCTTTGAACGCCTTGCGGTGCGCCAAACGCCTGATCCAGAGCCGCATTCACGTCATCGGTTGCACCAGCGGCTCGTGCGCCGATCCGATCTGCCGCATCGCCAGCGCCAGGGCCGGCGCGAGCGATTGCCGTGTCGAGGACGGAGCGTGTGGCGGGGCCAGCATCCGCCAGCATGGCGCGCGGCCCCGCTTCCGCAATCGACGGCCCAATACCGTTCGCCGTGCCGTCTGCGGCAAGGCTTCTGCGCACCACGTCAACAGCTTCGGGAGTTGTCCCGGCAGCACGAGCCGCGACGCCATTGGACCGGGCTGTGCGGACGGCTTCGATACCGTTGCCGATCGCATGACCGACGACGGGGCCTGCTGCGCCGAGCGCGCCGCCGATCACGCCACCTGCAACGGCGCCTTCAGCGCCACCCCGTACGCCCCCGTCGGCAGCGCCGATCCCAGCTCCCGTGATACTGCTAACCACGGCTCGGGTGACGGGGGCCGCCGTGCCGCCGCCGAACAGTGCCGGAGCCGCAGCAACGGCGGGGGCGGACCCGGCAATGCCGCCCGCGATCTGCGCGCCGGTATCGACCCAAGGGTTTGCGGCCTTCTCCGCTTCATCGAGAGAGTGCAGGCGATCAAGAACCTGCCCGAACGTCTCGTCGGTCGCGGCCGATCGGACGCCGGCCGCGATGTAGTTGCCGCCTTCGCGCAGAGCTGGCCCGATGATCGGTACGCCCTCAAGGAACCCACCCGCAGCCGTACGGATGCCACCGACGGCGCTGTCCGGGTCATAGCCGAACTGTTCAGCCTGTGGCGCATCCAGAACGAACCCGTCGGGCAGCTTGACGCCGCCTCGAACGGGCTGGGTAGCCACAGGCGTCGGGTCGAGGACGAAACCGGCAGGAAGCTGTGCTTGGCTCATCGAACGTCTTCCCACGTCGAGCCGGTCCACCGGATCTTACGCCCGGTTTGTGGATTGGTGGCGGTCGCGCCGACAGGCGGTGATCCAGCGGCAGGGGCGGCACCACCGACAGGCACGCCGCTTTCATCGCGAGGTGTGCTGTCCGACCCCGGCACCAGACCTCGCGACGGGGAGGCAGGCTGCGCATCGAAGCCCGCTAGCGGGTTTTCAAGTGTCGCCATCATGTTGTCGCCGTCCTGCTGCGAAAGCTCGCCACGAAGCACCCTGGAGGCGATGTCGCCCATCTGCGCATCGTAGGTCATGATGCTGCGGATGGTGTCGATGATGAGCTTATTGCCCCCCGGCTGGTTGAGAAGGCTCGGAATAGACTGGCGGAACATTACGATATCCGCGTCGGACATGGTGCCAGAGCCCGGCGGACGCTGGGCGGGAATGAGACGATTGATAAGCGCATCGGCAGCTTGGATCTCATCCAGTCCCTCAGTCGCGATACCAGCTTTGCCAAGCCATTGCTTGGCGATCGTGCCAAACCCGCCACCCGTAGTTTCCAGAAGACCACTGAGCTGATCAATCTGCACCAAGCTGCGTCGAGCTGATCTGCCCCCCTTCACGACCTCTGCGAGGTCAGCGCCAAGGGCCTCGTTGCCCTTCTTGATGAGCGCGCCGTTTGCGCCCTCGCCCGTGTTGACGGTGATGTTCTGGCCCTGCTTGCCGATCGTATCGACCTTCCCATCCGGCCCGACCTGATAGTTGCCGGGAGGAAGGCCGCGCTGTGCCGCCTCGTCTTGGGTGAGGGTGCGATAGCCGACACCCTTAGCGGTCAAGGCCCTTTCTTGCAGGTCTACCTGCCGGTTGAGACGGGCATCCTGCGCTGCATCGCGATTGCGCCCATAAGCCCGGTCATCTGCTGCAAGAGCATCCTGCTGTGCTAGGCGCTGGCGCTCGAAGTTGAGCGTTTCCAGCCGTAGGCCAAGCTCCACGGCACGCTCGGCCGCTCGTGGATCACCCGTCACCTTCGACTGAAACAGCGCCATCCCGATATCGCGCGTCTGCTCGCTCGCCATGAGGGCGCGGAACTGTTCGCGGGTGACGTTCGGGCCGGAAACTTGCCCGCTCGTGACGGCCGACACGATAGAGGGAACATCGAGCGTCGGGACGGGAGCCGCAGTCGGCGCGACGTTGCCGGGCGCGGTCGGACTGGCCGTGGTGTACGTCTGGTCCTCTGGGCGGGGTGTCGGGGTAGGAACCCGGCGGCCAGCCTCAGGCGATGGGCCGGACGGGCTGTAGGCCAGCGCGGAACCCTGCCCCGCCGGAATGCCTGCGCTCGGCTCAAGAGATGCAACCTGCGTCGGCGCCTGAGCCTCGATCGCTGCCCCGGCTCCGCCACGCCCGAACTCGCCAGAGTAGTAGCTACGGGCCATGGCGGTGCGCCGCGCAGCCTCGCCGCCGGGACGATCGTACCCAGCGAACCGCCAAGCATTGTTCATGAGCTGCTGCGCTTCCTCGACGCTGCCAGCCTGATTGAGGCGCGCCACAAGGCCCGGATCTTCGGACAGGAAGAACTTGGCTTGCGTCGCTGCACTCGGCCGCTGCGGATCGTCGCCGTTGGCCGCCGCGAACTGCTGCATCTTCGAAAGTCGCTCGGCTCGCCAGGACAGGATACCGCCCGCATTGCCCGCCTGCCCACTCTCGGACGGGTCGGACCAGATGCGGTGGACGTTGCCAGGGCTGTAGCCGCTTTCCGCCCGACCTGTGGCGGCCACCGCTGCAAGACCATACGGGTTGGTTAGGCCACCTGCCTTCACGGTGCCGATGAAGTCGCCGTAAATCTTGCTGCTGTCGCCGGTGAGCGCCACTGAAGGCGTAGAGCCGCCCGTCGTCGTGCCAGGAGCGGGAACAGCGCCTCCTGCCATCGCCGTTCCGCCACCAAGGCTGTAGAGGCTCGGCATATTGAAGGGCTGACGGCCGGGAGCGTTCTGGTAGATGTCATAGGCCGCGTCGGCGCCTTGACGATCCTTCAGACCTTTGCGGCCCTGTTCCCACCCATCCATAAGGCCGGCAAGGCCATACTCAAGCGGGTTGACCGGGTTCGGGATGCGTGGGCTGCCGGGATACTGGATCGCCATCGGTTACCTCCCGTATCCAAAGAGCGAGGTCAGGCCGCCAGCCCCACCACCCGCGAACGAGCCGAGCAGCTTTCCGCCCAAGCCGAGCAGCGAACCCTTCATGGCGTCCTTCGCGGCGTTCTGCGCCTCGTAGCCCTCGGCGATCTGCTTGTTCGCTCCGAGAATGCCGCTGATGAAGCTGTCGTTGGCCGCGCTGATGTTCTGCCCGAGGCGGTTTTCGTTGTTGGCGAGGTCGCCAAGCGCGCCCGCCTCGCCAGCGATGCCCTGCCCCCATAGAGATCCGAGACCGGCAACGCGGTCCTGCCAGCCACCATATTCCTGGCTCGCGAGACCCTGCGCAAAGCCAAGCGTGTCGATGCCGGTCTGACCGGACTGAAGGCGGCCCTGCGCGGCCGCGCGGCGCTCTAGGGCCTGGAGCCCCTGGTCCATGTTGAACTGATAGCCGGGGCCAGTCGTGAAGGCGCTCGACGCGCGGGCGTTGCCCTCCGCCCCGTTGACGCCAAGGCTGTCGCTGTAGAGGTTCGTCGCCTTCTCGCCGAGCGCCTGAAGCGGCCGGTAGAGGTCGCGGGTCTCGTTGAGGTAGCCCTGTGCCCCGCGATACCGCTCCTGGAGCTGGTTGACGTTGTTCTCGTGGCCCCAACCGATGATCTTGAGGTTGTCCTTGCCGAACGCGATCGAGGCCTTGCCGGCCTTGGAGGAAAATAGACCCATCGTTAGGCTCCGTTCTGCGCTGTAATCAGCGCGCGCACCGCCGCATCGAACGAGCGCTTGTATTCGTAGTAGACCTGCGTTGGCCGGCCCGTCTTCGGGTCAAACCAAGCTACCGTAGGTGTGGGGAGTGGCTGTGGGTTCTTGATCATGCGCCCCTCGCCTCGAAGTCCATCGCGCCGCCCATCAGCACCACGTCAACGGGGTCGGAGCACTGAAGGCGCCACTGTCGGCCCTGGCGGCCCGTCAGGCCCGTTCGCCACACGTCGATGCGCTGTTGCTCGCCCTGCTGCCCAAGCTCGCGCAGGAGCGCCGTAGAGAACGACACGCCACCATCGTCGGACCACGAGATGGACACGCGCGGGTCGGTCTCGACCGGCGAGATGCCGCGATCAACGCCGACGCCGGTTGCGAAGTCGAAACTCGCCTTGCTGATGCTGAACCGGCCGGGAAAGCGGTGCATCACGTTGGACCGCACCTCGAACAAGAGGGGCTGGTCGCCCTCGCGCGGGTTGCGGTCGTCGATCGCGAAGATTTCCGCCGTCATGGCGTCGAACGCCAGCCACCGATCGAGCGCGTTGGCGCAGATGGAAACGCGCCAGTTCGGCTCGCCATAGCTCTGCCGCTCCGACCACGATCCGGCCGTCATATCGTAGACCCACGTCCAGTTCGGCGATGTGAGAGACCAGAACGACCGGCCGGCGGACACGAACACCGTCGCTTCCAGAACGGCAGGGTTCGGCTCGGCCAGGATCATGCGCTCAAGCTGCGTGGAAGACACGCGCTCCGGGCTGTATCCGCTCAGGCGATACACCACGCCATTGTTGCCGACCCACATGAGGGGATCAGGGAAGCCCGTCTCGTGCCCTGCGACCGCAAATGGCGCCAGGAGGCCCACCGGAAGGACGTGTGAGCGGGTGAACGGAAAGCCGGTCGCGTTGCCGGCGTTGGACCAGAACTCCACCGTCGTCTCGCCCATCAGAAGGAGATCCTGGCGCATCGCAATGGCGCGCACGAGGCCATCCGGCGAGGCTTCCGCCGTGGCGTAGTCGAGTTCGTTGAATGTCGTGTCGTTGACGCCGGAAGCGTAGGCCCGACCCTGCGCCGTGGTGGCGATGAAAAAGCCGTCGATGAAGCCGAGCGAGTTGGTGGCCGGCAGATCGGGGTCCGAGAAGTTGGAAACCGTGCCGCCTTCGATCTTCGACAGGCCGAGATCGTGCTGGATGAGGATCTGCGGCTGTGGTGCGCGCATGTTCCGCGCCATCATTACCCGTCCCGAGCCCGGAACGGTGCCGGTCAGCACAGACGAAACGTAGGTGCCGCCGGATCGCGTCACGGTGTGAACCATGTCGCCGATCACGAGGTAGAGGATGCCACCCACCGCCAGAGCGCCGCGCGGTATGCCCGCCTGCGGCTTGTGTAGGCTCGTCAGGCCGGGCGCGCGGCGGAAGATGACCGGGGAGCGGCTGCCGTCGGGCGCCTTCTCCACGATGGCATTGATGAGCCGACCGCCCGTCTCCGTGGCGAGAAGGCCCGGCGAAGTGGTCAGAGGGAAATCGATGGCAGCGGACGGCATCAGAAGTACATCGCCCGGATGGGGTCGCCGGCATCGCGAACCGATCGCAGCTCGCGGAGGCGCGTTTCGGCGTAGAGCCGCTTAGCCTCGTCCTGCGGAAGGCCGAACTGCGGTGCAACGGCGTTGCCGAGGATGATGGCGAGATGGGTGTAGTGTTCGTCCTCGATCCGGTCGGGGTCGCCGTAGCTGTAGACGTTGCGGCGGGCCAGATCGGACAGGACCGGTCCCACTTCGTCGTCAACCGCCTTGGCATCCTCGGCGCTGGCCTTCTGACCGGCGCCGAGAACTGCGATCTCGCGGAGGGCGCGATCGACTAGCTGTTCACGAGACTTCATCGCGCCCTCCTTTCTCAGCCTTCGTCCGCGACGTAGGCGGTCTTGTCGGCATCCGAGAGTGCGTTGAAGGTTTCCGCGTCGGCCTTCGTCAGACCTTCGCGGACCTCTTCCTCGCCCCGCATGATCGAGTAGTTGCCCCGGCCCCGATGCTTCGCCTCGTAAGCGAAGTCGGGTGCGGGAGCGGCAGGCGGTGCCGGCGGCGCTTCGGGCTCGCTCTTGGCTTCGGACGCCCCGTTGCGGGCGCCCTCCACCTCGAAGTGAGGGTTGCCCAGGAGCTTGGTGAGGAACTGCGGCCCCACCTCGGCGTACTTGCCGTCCGCGAACGTCGTGCCGAAGGCCGAGACATCACCCTCGGCTTCGCCGATATAACGAGCGCGCACCATCAGATCGCAGCCCGCGTGCGCGGGTCCTCCGTGCGGGGGATGAACGCTTCGACCCAGATGATGGCGCGACCGGCCGTGGCCGCCGTGCCGGTCTGGGTGAAGCGCGCGTAGACGATCTGGTCCGACGCCAGCGGGGCGCCGATCTGGACGCCCGTGCCCTGCTTGTTGTTGCCGGCCGTGCCCGCAGCCGAGTTGGCGGCGGTGATGAAGGCTTCCGCCGTCGCTTCCGTGCCAACCGTGATGCTGTTGGTCGTGCCGGCATTGTAGGCGGTCACGATCGTGATGCCGGCGCGCAGGACGACGGTGTTGCGCTCGAAAGCGCCGATCGCGATCAGGCCATTTGGCTGCGGGGTCGCGAAGGTGATCTCGCGACCGATGATCGCCGCGCCGACATCCTCAGGATGCCGGACGGGATTGCGGAAGATGGGATTGACGAGGCTCATGGCTGATCTCCTTAATCGCCCTGCGCAGCGAAGAAGCCGGAGACCATGCCCCGCTGCTTGCCGAGAACATTGGTCATGGCCGTGCCATCGACGTTGAGAACCTGCTTGTCCTCGCCGATCGTGTAGCCGAGCTTCTTGAGGCCCCACTTGCCGATCATGCCGAGACCGACGACCTGATCGTAGTCGTCCTTCTGCTCGCGGGACGAGTAGCGGGACTTGTTGGCCCAACCCATCGCCTCCTGGCCGAGCAGGAAGAACGGCGCCACCGCCGTGCCCGAGGTGCCGACGCCGGTATAGCGGGGCATGTCCTCGACCTCGTGGACGATCACGCCGTCCCATTCACGGTCGCCGCCCGAGAACAGCAGTTCGTTCTTGGACACGAGCGAGACTTGGCGCTCGGCCTCGGACAGGCTGTTCACCAGATCGCGGAAGGCGAACGGGTGGGCGAAGCCGACGAAGAACCGCTTGTCGTTGCCTTCCACCCGCAGAGGGGTGATGCGCGGACGGGCGCGGAGAGCGATGCGCTTGATGAGCGACACGTTCTCCTTGGTGAGGCGGTCGTTCACGTTGTCCACGTTCGCCAGCGACGCGGCGTGGTCGCCGGTCACGTAGTTGGTCGTGGAATTGCCGTAGAGCACGCGATCGGCGTTGTTGGTGTGCCAGGTGTTGCGCTGGGCGGGGGTGGCGATGGAGTAGGGAACGTCGAGGTTCTGACCAACGGTCTGCATCCCCTCGATGGTCTCGTACTTCACGTCCTCGTCGGCCCATGCACGCAGCGCGCCCTTGGCGGCCTTGCGCAGGTCGATGGCGGCGAGATCCATGTCGAGTTCGTGGATCGATACGCCCTTCTTGCGCATGTCCCAGAACACGCGGTCGCCGTACTCGCCCAGCTTCTCCTCGTGACCACGAAGGGGCTGGCGACCACGGATCGAACCGCGATCGAGGTTGGTGATGAATTCGAAGGTGATGCCGTTGCCGCGCTGCGAGGCAAGGTCTTCCTTCATGCGGATGGGGTTGTTGGTCCCGGTGCCCATGTAGCGGGCAAACGGGTTGTTCTGGTAGAATTCGGTCGAGAACTGATCGTCCCAAATTGTGGGAGACAGTCCTTCGACCACACGGGTCTCAGCCATGGTTCACGTCCTCTAGGCAGTGCTGCCCTTGGTGATTTCGGAGAGTGGCTTGGGCCCTTGGAACACGGGCGCGGAGCGAGGGCCGTCGTTGCGGGCTCTCGTGAAGTCTCCGGGCAGGCGTGGGGCCGGCGCCGATGGGGTCTGTGGTTGGCCCTGCTGAAGCTCGGCCATGATCTCCTGCCGCACCTTCTCTCGGTACGCGGCGGGGTCGCTGCCGAACTCAGTCAGAGCCGTGCGATTGCGATGCCAGTTGACCAGTTCCCCGTAGGGGTGGGGCGACTGCATGATGCGCTGGTATTCGGCCTGGACGCGGGGGTCACTCGATAGAGCGTTTCCCATGTCCTCGTAGGCGGCCTGCACGGCCTCCTTGCCGAACTCGCCGATGGCTGACGAATGGGACAGCCGCTCGTTCTGCTGCGCGATCTGCTGCTGGAAGGGCGTAAGGGTCTGCTGGATGAACGCCTGGGGGTCTTCCCAGAAATCCACCGGCTTGGGCTGATCGACGGGCTTGGGAGGCTCGCGGCCCTGTTGGACCATGCGAGCCATCATTTCCATCTGGCCACGCATTTCCGCCATCTGGCGTTCCAGCGTGTCGGCCCGTTCCTTTTCGGCCCGCCCCTTTTCCTTCGCTGCATGAAGGGCCTGATGCGGGACTGTCCCGCCCTTCGGCTCATCCTGCGGCTCGGGCTCCGGCTGCGGCTCGGGCTGGCGATCTTCACCCTTGGGGGCAAAGCGTCCACCTTCGTCGCGCGTCGGGGCTTCAGTGCGGGTTTCGTCCCTCGTCTCGACCTGTTCAGCCACGGCTTCGCCGCGACCGGACATGATCTCGTCCAGCGTCTTCTCGGTCACTGACTTTTCCTCGGATCTGTGGAGGTTCACGATCGCCCGTGCAGCCCGGCGGCGGCGGCGCCCTTGAGGATGGCGGCTCCTGTCACGCTACGGGGTGACGACCGAAAGCCCGTTGAGCCCGGCTGCGGCTATGCTGTCACCTGTTCGGGCTGCGGCCGACCGGCCATCAGCGCCCCAAGCTGCATCTCTTGAACCTTGGCGAGCGTATCGACCTGACGGCCCTCCACCTCTGCCACGGTCTTTGCGTTCTCGGCCTGCTTGCCTTCCAGCTCCAGCCTAACGGCGGCCTGCTGTTCCGGCGGCGGCTGGTTGGCACCCTGCTCGGCCTCTTCCATCATGCGGATCAGTTCGCCCTTGTTCCGCAGGTTCGACATGGACAGGTAGACCTTGGGCGGGAAGACGACGCCGACGCGGGCGAGATCCACCATGTTGGTGAACTCCTCTTGCTGGAGCGTGCCCATGTCCGGCGCGGTGTCGATCTCGATATCCACGTCCATCTCGGCGATGGCGTTTTCCATGACGGGCTGCCCCGTCTGAGGATCGACGGCCGGCGCTTCCATCGGCTGGCCGTCCGGTCCCATCGCCGGCCCCATCATTGCCTGCCCTGTGACCTGATCGAACTGCGGCACCATCATGGGCTGCATGACGGGCTTGTTGAAGCCGACCCACTTCAGGTTCTTCTCGTCGTCCGTGACGCGGACCCACGTCTCGCCGGTCCAGAATTGACGGACCCGACGCCATGCCTTGCGGTAGACCTCAAGATCGACCTCGCGCAGCGTGTCGGTGAGCGTGCCCATCTGCACCGCGCCGGCCTGCTGCTTGGCGAGGATGGCTCGCCCGCTGTCCTGTCCCTCCGACTTGCCCTGAAGACTGGCGTTGGGGCCGAGCGTTTCGAAAACGCCCATGGCCTGTGCCAGCATCTCCATGTTGCCGGCCGCGATATCCGTGGTCGGGATGACGCCGAACGTCTTACCCCACTCGCCGGCACCGATATCCACGTGACCGTCAGGCCGGGCGAGCTGCTTGCGGCGCTCGCGCTCGTCCATCTGCGAGTTGGCGGCGGCCGAGCCGAACGTCTGCCGGCTGTTGACGGTGTGCAGCGCCTTGGAGCGACGCTTGTTCACCTCGTCCTGCATGTCGATCAGTTCTTGGATCGCGCCGTAACGGTTGTTGTCGCGATCGACGTAGGACGACTGCCAAGCGTAGGGATGCTCCCGCTTGTCGTCCTCGTCCAACCAAGGCGACGGCCCCATGTCGAGGATGCCGCCCTTGGTGAATTCCACGTAGTCCCACTCGCCGTCCTCGGCGATGTAGTACATCTGGATAACGCGGACCCGCTTGCGCTTGCCCTGCTGCACCCACGTGTAATTCTTCGGCTTGTCGTCGTAGGTGTTAGCCGAGACGGTCGCCACCGTTTCGTCGAAGACCGTCGCCGCTTCCTCACCGTAGCGCCGCACCGCGTCGTCACGGTCCATCCACACGACCATGCCGAGATAGCTGGCGTCGCTGTAGTCGGGCTCCGCAGAGTACGGGTCCCAGAACATGCGATCCCACTGGCAGCGAGCGATGACCACGCGGTAGCTCGTGGCCTGCGTCATGACCGTGGAGGCCATCATCTCCATCCGGCGCTGAGACTGCGGAACGACCGTGACCTGAAAGCCGCCCCAGCCCGTCTTGAGGAGATCGGACCACACCGCCGATCGCGCCGGGTTGTAGCGGTTGTCGTCGGCGATGAAGCGGAGGGCGTCCGTCGCCCCGTGCGCCTCTTCCTCGTGCTTGGGCGTGCGCGGCAGGGCGTTCGGCACCGTGCGCTGCGTCTTCTCCAGCCCTTGCAGGAACTCGATCTTCTGCTTGACGAGGTTCTGCGTGATCGCCGGCTGACCGCGCCGCTTCAGCTCCTTCACCTCGGCGTCGGTCCACTGCTTGCCATCGAAGTAGTCGATGTGCATCTCGGCCTTGCGGCGCATCTTGTCGCCGGCATCCTCGGACGACATGAACCTGTCGATCTTGTCTTCAAGGAAGCGGGCGAGGTCCATGTCAGCCATTACGCTTCACCGATGGACCGCCGCAGGTGACGGAGGGACGCATGTACCCTCTGCATCGCCGCGAAATCGTAGCCGTTCGGCACGCGCAACATTGCATCAGGCCGAGACATGGACCTTGCGGCGCTTACTGCGCCCCATGGGCCGTAGGATCTGACTGCCGGCAGGATGGGCGCCTCAAAGACTTCGACACCCGCATAATGGCCGAGGCTTCGCGTTCCAAACATCATGCGATCCTCCAATCCATTTCGTCATGCTCGGGTTCGTCGAACCAGTCGCGCGGGCCGGTCGCCTTCTTGGGCGCCTCGGGCTTGGGATAGATCCCGCAGTTCACCGCGTACTCACCGAAGGCGTCGGACCCGTGCGAATTCTCGTCATGCAGCGGCGTCGTGTAGGTCTGCATCGCGTCGTTCCACTTGCGGCGATAGCGACGCAGCCGTGACAGGCCCACCTGAACGCGAGGCGTGTTGTTGAAGCCGAACACCGGCAGAAGCTTGCGAGCGGCATTGATGCGCTCCGATGGCCCCTGCTGCGCCCCTGGCACGATCTGACGAAGCCCAAGACCCATCAGCGTCGCCATGCGTGTCTTGGCGCCCGCTCCCCACTCTCGCACCTTCACGTCGTGCGGCAGGTAGTGGTTTCCGTACTTGAACGGGACCGGCCGACTGATCTGAATGAGCGTCGCTCGCCCTTCCGCATCGTCCGGCACCAGCTCGGGGAAGGCGGCGCGCACCACCTGTTCCGCGCCCTCGCCCGATGCCTCGTAGTAGTCTACCGCCCATGCTCGCTTGCCGTCGTTCTGGCAGAACCACACGGCGGTGTAGTCGTCCACGCCGATGTCCCACGCCGTCTCGACCGGATAGCGAGGGTCGTAGGGATATGAGCCGACCCGCCCCTCCGTCTCGGCGTGGGCGATCAGCTTGGCGTAGTAGGCTCCCTCCGTGACGATCTCGTAGCCGCCGCCCCACACGTGATCGGCCATCTCGGGATCATAGAGGAAGTCGTGATCCTTCTCTTTGCGCAGAACGTCCGGGAACCACGGGTTGTCGTTCCAGTTCGCCTGGACGACGATCGCCTCACCTGACTTGGCGCCGCCCCGAAAGAACTGGTCCACCGCGTCGCTGTCATGGCGGGGGTTCCACGAGAACCAGATCTCCGAGCCTTCCTTGCGGATCGTCGGGCGCAGCATACGCAGCGAGTGGGCCGAGAGCGTCTGTGCTTCCTCGACCCACACGCCGTCGAAGCCCTCTAACGACTTGATGTTCTCCGCGTTGTAGGACTGCATGCCCTTGAACACGATGAGCGAGCCGTTCTCGCCCCGGATCTCGCCCTCAAGAACATCATAGAAGCCGCCGAGGCCGAGCTTCTGGATCTTGTCCACCAGAAGCTGCTTGACGCTCTCCTTCAGCGAGTTCTGCACCTCACGGATGCAAGCCCATCGCGTCGGCTTGGCGCGGCAGCGTGCAACCAGTTGCTCGGCGAAGAAGTGCGACTTGCCCGATCCTCGCCCGCCGTGCGCACCCTTGTAGCGTGCTGGCGTCAGCAGCGGGGCAAAGACCGCCGGGACGTCAATGCTTAGGGTGGACAATGCGCATCTCGATCGCGTCGATGCGAAGCGGGCCGCCGTCCTCTCCGGTCAACTGCGTGGGCAGGACCTTGCCGAGAAGCTGAGCGAACGCCTTAGGCTCGTTGCCAGCCAGGAAGCGGCAGTACCCGGTGAGCCCGTTCTTGCCGTTGTTGTCCTCGCCGTGCTCCTCTGCGGCGCGCAGAATAGCGTCCTTCAGGAGGGCAGTCGTCTTGTTGGCCGAGCCGGGCGGGCGCCCCTTGCCTGCGTTCCCCCTATTCGCCCCTTCTTTAG